TCATGCGTCATCAGGAGATTCACGGGCTGCGCTCCATGGCTTACAGAGACAGGCGGTATCGGCGGGTACCTGCCGGTTTTACGATACGCCTGCTCCCGCTGCTGCTGTCTGTCAAAGTCCGCCTGAGTCGGCAACCAGGGTTTATAGGCAACCCCGTGGTCAAGCGCATTCTGCCGGGCCAGTCTGTCACGCTCTGCCATTTCCCGGCTCTGCGATACCGTGCTGCCGGGATACAGGGCGGCAAGCGTTACGGCAGAGATTATGCCCGGCAGACCGGTCAGCGCGGCGGTGAGCCCTGTCAGACCTGTAGTGGCGCTTCTGCCAATCAGCAGGTCAATGCCCCAGCCCGCAAGCCTGAGCGGTGTCAGCAATGCGCCTGCGGCATGTTTGATGAGCCAGAATCCGCCGCTGATACCTGCAAGGCCGGTAACCGCCAGTGCCGCCTGCCCCGCAAACTTCGCCATTTCGGGATGCCGGTGCGCAATGTCTGCAATCTGCTGAAGAGAGTGCGTGAGCATGTCTAGACCCTGTGTGAAGGTGTCCAGCAGGCCGCCATCTTTCCCCATCACCCGCTGCAGGTCCTGCCATTTCTTGTGAAAGTCGATCGCTTTGCCGTTGTAAGTGTTGCCGACCGCACTATAGGCATCATTCAGGCCGCGCGCGACTCCGTAGGCATCGATACGGTGATGGATGGTCTCAAGCTGTTTGTCGATGAGACTGAACATCTTGCCGCCGGTACGCCCGAATATCAGGGCGTTCTCACGCTGCTTCTGTTCTTCCGTGTAATGGTGCCTGCGATAGAGTGGCAGGATGACGTTTTCATAGTATTCGACAGGCGACTGGCTGAAGAGCTGCGCGTTGATAAGTGGATTGCCCCGGAAACGCTTCACGCCGCCCAGGCTGTTCAGCTCTATCTTGCTGGCATCCCAGATGCCCATCGTCATCAGATCGTGGGTGACCTGATTAGGCAGCTTCACAATCCCGTTTAACCGGTTATAAGCGGTCATCAGCGCATCACCCGCTGAACTCCCCTTCAGTTCACCGATAATCGGCTCCAGCTCAGCAAACAGGGCTTTATTGCTCAGGTTAAAGGCCGAGGTGCCCGCTTTGGCCATAAACTGACGGTACTGGGTGAAATCGACATTGCCGCCTGAAGACTGAATGGCACGGAACGCCGCGTCCATCAGTTCATTAAAACGCTCCGGGCTTTTCAGTCCACCCGCCGTCTCGGTGAAGCGCAGCATATCCATCTGCTTCGCCGTGGTGGCCTCACGCTGATGCTCATCCAGCCCGCGGGAGGCGAAGGTGATACGCGCCAGCACCGGTGCCGCCAGTTTCGCCGCGCGCAGCTGCTCCTCCACAGACTTCATACCGGACTCGCTGAATACCCCCTGCGCTTCCACCAGATATTTCAGCATGTCAGTGGCTGAGGAGCCCCGGACCCGTGTGGTTTCTGCGAAACGCAGTGCTTCATCTGTCGCAGCCTGACCCATGCCGAACTGCCTGAACTTCTCGGTCATGGTCTGGTAGCGGGCAGCTTCATCAACAAAGCCCTTCAGCATTCTGAAACCCAGATAGCCGGTGGCCAGATTGGTCATACCCTCTGAATATGAGCCTCCGCCAGGTGGCCGGCCATTACCGCCGCCATGCCCTGCACCGCCGCCGCCCCAGCCGCCCGGGGGCACGCCATTATGCCAGCCATGCCACCAGCCACCCTGTCCTGAAGACGGAGGCAGTGCGAGCCTCCCGCCAGGGGTGCCATATCCACCGCTGCCACCTGCAGCGGCGGCCCCCGCTGCCAGAACGGGCAGTGTCATGGCTGCACCGTAACCACCCGCCAGCAGCGGGGCATTACGCGAGGCCCGGTTGATACGCTGAGCCTGGTCAGCTATCTCGCGGATGGCTCCGGCATATTCACGCGCGCCGCGTGACGCACCAGAGAACTCATTATTGAGGGAGCGATTGAGTGCCCGAAGTGCGGATGTTGCTTCACGGGCCGCACGGGTCATTGCTTTGATGTTCCTGGTGATGGTGACGAACTTCTTATTCAGTTCAATCGCATCACGGCTCACCTGCAGCAGGTTGCGCGTAATCTGGTCATCCAGCGCCAGCCGCACGGCTACGCGGTAAGCCTGAACATCCATAGGAACCTCGTTTATGGGCATAAAAAAACCCGTCGAAACGGGTTGAAGGCTTCTTGATTTTTGAAAAATTACTTTGGTTTGGGATTAATCGAGCTATAAAAGGCTCACATCAATGATTTTTTTTGAGTTAAATGGCAAATTTAAATCCAAATCGCGCTAATTTTACAACTCAAGCTATGAAGTTAAATTTAAAAATACTGTCATGCTCGAATATTAAAAAACCTGTTAAAGCTAGCAATTATCAGCACATATTTCACCCATGCCCTATGGTAGAATGTTCACCCCCCTCTATCACGCTTGCCAAAAGCATATCCAAGCGCCAAGGTTAGAATTGGGGTGAATATTGACCAAACATCTTTTAATGCAGCTATTATATCTATTTTATCCGGATCGTCTTTGTCGAAAACATAGTGAAAATAGGCAATCATCATGCCTGCACTTAATATAGCACCAAGATAAAAGCAATACTTTAGCGTCATCCATATAAATGAATCCTTTGCATGCTCTCCAGTACCAATTTCATCGGCTATAGTACCTGGCTGATAGCCCCCAAGCGGACCTGACGATGGGACATGTGGCTTACTTTCGTCCTTTAGCGATAATGCACCAGGGTTAAGAGATGGCTGAATATTGTCTTCCATTAAATATCCTCATAAAAAGAATAAGTAGTGGAAGCAGCATTAACCCCTTCATTAGTTTTAAGAATGAAACTCAACCATGAAACATATACTTTTCTATTATTTCGTGATCCAATTTCCATGGGCACTAACATTCCTGATGGCGCGGCAATAAGTTGAACTTTTTGAGCATGTTCCAGAATCACTATACCATCTTCAACTCTGGCAGTAATAGTCTGGTGAGTATGACTGTGTTCTGGTAACGTTTTAGTTATGAGCTTAACACTCAAACCACTTACATTAAACATTATCTCAGACATGCCAGCATCTCCTAAGACGTGATTAAACGTCCCGCTTTCGATTAGTTTTTTCCCGTCGCCAGATACTGATATCAACATTTTTCGACTTTAAGCTTGGTGGGTTTCGTATAATCTAACAAACCATTTTGATATTGCCAACTGCCTTTATTTCCTAACAAGGTGACTCAAACTCAACCCTACGATTGCTTAGGCAAGAGCGTCTGATCCAAGATTTCACCGCAAATATCATGTTGATGTGAGACCTCACACTCAAACGAACCATTTTTTAAGGCGATATGCTTCAAGTGTACTGATATAAGCCAAGTTAGACTTGCTTTATTAAACTGGCTTAAAACACGGCATAATATTTCATAAAACATCTATAGCTTTATGCCGTTAGTTATAGCCTCACCGATCGCTTCCAAGAGCGGGTCAATCTTTCTTACGTAAGCGGGGCCGATGAAAGACCGCGGCGGAATGTGACTTGTTCCGACCTCTTGCCAGAGCCCGATGTCACTTTTGGTTCCGACGATCGCTTCAAGTCCCATGACCTCACTCTGTATCGAATCTCTGAGTTCGCCTGAGCGCAAAAGCGGTTCGTCTTCACTGTAACCCCGGCGAACGCGATCGGCTTTGGTTGATTCTGCCAGCGGTGCCCAGGCATCAAACGGCCCGTAAGCCGGCTGGTACACGCCAATTTCTTCCTTCGCCGTTTCCTCAATCTCTTTGACGATAACGCGGAAACTTACCTCCAGCCCGGTAGCGATTGAGGCTGAGGCAGAAGACAGTTCACGTGCAAACTGCTCAAGGTCCACTACTTACTCTCCTCCCACCTTCGTGTGCTCCAGTTGTAGGTGCCACCCTCGAGCTCGCCGATGACCACACCCATGGCAATGCGCTCATGGGGCATCAGCGCTGTCAGGCCTGGAAAAATCACGCTGAACGGAACCCCGGCTTTCATCAGCCAGCACTGGTTTATAAACCCGGGGTTCTGCGCTAGTTTTTTGCGGCGGTCTCCGTGGCCTCACCATCCCTTCAGTCCAGAGTGCACCGTCGGCATTAAACCGGCGGGGCCGCTGCATATACTGTGCTTCGGCTGTGCGCCGGTGTGAAAACAATGAGGTGCGATGTGATTCATTGTGCTTGTAGGGCCATAGCCAGCCGTCAGGCAGACCATGTTCAATGGGTATCGCATGCGAGTTTTCCGGGTACACCAGCGAATACTGTTCGCTGTTATCAATCAGCACCGGAAGGTTCAGGTGATGCCACTGTTCGCCACTGCCACCGCGCAGCAGGTATCCGCTCAGGTCGTGGTAGTGAATGCGCTGCATGATGACCACAATGGGCGTGGACTCAATGGCCAGACGGGAACGGATGGTTTCGTTGAAGCGGGTGTTGACCCCGACGCGTATGGTTTCGCTGTAGGCGTCGTCTGGCTTTACCGGGTCATCAAGAATCAGACAGCCCTGCCAGCCCTGCTCCATATGCCCGGCACGAAAGCCGGTGACCTGTCCGGCAGCGGACGAGGCATACACCCCGCCGCCGTATTCAGTCCACCACATGGCTTTACTGTCGGCATCGTCGCGCAGCGCCATCGGCCACATAGACTGAAAGGGAGCAGACTTCACGATGCTGCGCGTGGTTGATGAGTTCAGTAATGCCAGGTTGTGGGAATAGGACAGGTGCATGAAGCGGGCACGGCGGTTCAGCGCCAGCCCCCGGCCCATCATGTTAATGGTGGCCAGTTCCGTCTTGGTGTAGCCCGGGGGCACATTGATGATGAGTCGCCGGATGTCGCCATCAATCACCCGGTCCAGAGTCCGCTGTATCACCTGATGATGAGGCGCGACAATCATTCTGCTGCCGCTGCGCTGCTTGAAGAAGTAACGGGTGAAATAGAGCCCGTCCTCTTCACACTCTATGCGGCGTGCAGCGGTCTTAAAGTCAGCAGTCGTCATCCTCCAGCATTTCCCGGCGCGCCTGCCGGTATTCCTCGCGTGAAAGCAGCGCAACCTCAAGCGGGCCGCCGTCTTTGCCTGTTAGTGAGGTCGTACCCTGCTCGCGGAATGCCTGCACGGAAATGTGTTTGCCGAGCAGCTCCAGATTCCTGACTTTGTCCGGCCACTTAATCTTTTTCAGGATACCGACCATCTCGCGCTCTTCGCCCCGGCCTTCAAATATCTCGGCCAGATCGAATCCGCTCAGGTATCGACGCCATGAGGCTGGCCATTGCGACACAGGCTTAATGCTCATGTCATCTGTCATGATGTCGAGCACGTCCATCTGGTCAATTTCAACCAGGCGATGCAGCACATAATCTGCCTTTATCTCTACCCTTTCGTTACGTGCTGATTTAAGGTTGATAATGCGCTGCGAAATATCAGGTTTAGTCAGGTTTTCAGAGCCGGTGCGGTTTGCAGTCTTTTCACTGTACCCCGCCCGAATTGCCGCTTGCGTGGCGTTCAAATCGATGAGGTACTCGCGACAGA